GATCATTCTCTAACTGCTCCTTGACTTGCTTTTCAGCAAAAGCCAGTAATTGATTGGTGAACAATTCAGCACTTTCTCCGTCCAATCGTAATTGTAACGTGATACCTTCCATTTTCTACATCCTCTCAACTATGCGGGCAAGCATTTTTGTGATATAATGGTTTTAATTATTTAAGTATGCGCCTGATTTCCATCAGGTGCTTTTTTGTTCTACGATGCATAAGCGTTCAGTTCCATAATCTTCATCTTGGTATTAGTGCTTGGCTCCCACGTCATCCAATAGGTCAATGCTGCATCTGCAAACTTTTTCGGTAGCAAGTCATAGCGACTGATATTAAAATGATCCTTGAAATCAATCTCAGCTTGTCTAAATACCGACTGAGCGAAATTCTTATCCGCATAAGCTGGGCTATCAATACCACCCAGGCAAGCCACAACCCTAGCCTTACGCTTCTTCAGGAGCGATTTAGCATAGCTTGGATGAATCGGTTGCTCACTCTTGAGGTAGTCAATATCTTCCAGCATGCTAGTCTGTTGCTCACGCAATTTCTTCTGGCCAGTAAACAGAGCAATGAAGGCATCCTCGTCCAAGTCCTCACGGATAAATCCGCCCTGCTTTCGAATAGCTGGCAAGACCTCTGAAGTCACCCAGCGCTTGAACTCCTTAGCTTGAGGCAACTTGCTGGATAAAATAAGAGAGTAGAGACCAGATTCGTTGATGATGATAGGGTTTTGATTTCTACCCATGGCGTCACGAATCGTTACCCCATCTGTCTTATCGTCATCATCTACATGGTCAAAAATTGCTTTTCTTGAATTTGCATATCCCAATATATCTGCAACATCCTTCCCAACGAACCAAGGCTCGTCATCAATTGTTAAAGTACGGACTTCCTGCCCGTGAAAATTAAAAATTTCGTTCATATTGTTCCTTTCTAAATCTCGTTATGATTAGGTGTTTTTTGTTGCATAGCACGTTTTCTGATAGCTTTCCTCAAACAATCAGCCAACTGTCCTATGTCAGCAATATTGCTTCCATTGATGCAACCAACAGCACCCAAAGCTTCATAATAGGTTTCTGTATGTGCCAAAACATCGTCAACCATATTTTCAAAATGTTTCTCAACGATTTCTTTGATAAGATTACTATCTTGTCTTGGATTGTCCATTTTTTACTCCTTTTCTAAAAATATACTCAACTACTATTTCTGTTATAATAAAGCCAGGAAGGGGGTGAGAATATGCACAAAATAAAAGTTACTTTTTCAGATGGTACCGAAGTTATTTTCCACGAAGAACAAACTTTTCAAACTTGGAAAACTTCAAACAACTCAGTTTCATTAGGTGAGCTTAGTGAACTTTGGTATCATCATCACGATGGTTTAGTTCCTAGTTTTTTAGAAATAGTAGCAAACGCTCCGTTTTTCTTTGATATTGAAAATCCATCTCTTATCTATGCTTCTGCATCTATTGTGAAAATAGAAGCTATATAATTTCACACTAGGCTATTCAAGGCACGTTTCCTAATTTCGTCTTGAATAGCTTTTGTCATTGCTAAACCATGTTCTGAAAAATCAGTGTATTTTGACACGAGCGAAATCGCTTGTGAATATGTTCTTGATTGTTGAATTGCTTCATCAGCCCTCTTCTCAATAAAGCTTTGGATATCATCTTTTAAATTCTTTAGTACCATCTCCACCCTCCTACTCCAGCACCTTACTGCCGACTACCAATCGTTTAACGACAACGTCCATCTCCTTAAATTCGGCATTCTCTGCACAGTAGCGGACGCTCTCGCTGATGATGTGACAAATAGATACTCCGTATTCGTTCGCAAGCTCCGTAGCAATATCCCAGGCATCTTTGTCAATCCGTGTTACTTTTTGCGCTGCGTTGTTCATAATATTCCTTTCTAAATTGGTATAATGTAAATAAAACTCGCCAAAACTATTTAAGTAAAGTATTTTTAAACGACTGTTTGACAGATACTATATGAGGCGCTTCACGGTTACTTATATAATCAACTTGAATGAGTGTCTCTGGCACTTCATCTTTCTTTGTCTCCCAAATTATCTTGATACCTTGAAGACCAATATCTTCTGCTCGAAAATCAATCCCGTTCAAAATAACGTGTGGAACACTAGAATCACTACTAATCTTGATTTCTAAATCTTGGACTGGTAATGATTTTTTTGATAAATTGCTCATCTTTCTCTCCTTTCTTTTAAAAAATTATCCAAAAAATTTGACCTTTTTGATGTTTCCATTTTGGTGACTATCTTGGTAAAAAAATTTCTTGCAATGGTTTGTTAAAAAAACTATGCAAGAAAAACATCTCATCTTGAGTAAAAGGACGTTGTCCCTTTTCTTTTTGACGATATGCGGTCTCGGATATCCCAATTTTATCTGCCAAATTCTTTTGCGTCAACCCTTTAGATTTGCGTAATTCATACAAAAGTATTTGCAAACCATAATCACCTCCTATTCATTTAAAAAAACCATTTCCAGATGAAGTACACCCAGATAAAGCCAGTTAGCGTCCAGCAAACTACATTCCAAAATTTCTTCTTGTCTTTCATATGACAACTCCTTTTTGATATAATAATCTTATCCTGACAGAAAGGAGGATAAGAACCTATGGACAAAGAGACTCCACAATCACAAATCCCTGAAGTAAAGGGCGAGACTAGCCAAGTCAAACAACCGCCCGAATACTTCAAGAGACCGAATCCCACCACATCTAAAAATAAATAATTTTAAGATTTTTCTCGAAGTTTAGATAGACCCTGGCTTCGAGATTCTTTATTTCCAGATAGTGGTGGAGATCTTGCTCTGTTTCGATAGCATACTCAGGATGACTTTCAAAATATGGAACGACGATACAAGAAAATTCTTCCGCCTTCCCATTGATAGCCGTGAGGAATCCTTTGGCCAGTAGTTTTCCACTTAAGTCAAAGATAAAATAATGGTTCTTCTCGTCCTGAAACATCATATCTCGAACCTTGACAGGTACCAGACTACTTTTCTTTTTTCCCCTTAAATAATTGATACCACTGTATACGAGATGCAAAGCGAAGGGAAATGTTAAGCTAAAGACCAAAGCTAATATAACTGTAATCGCTAGACGCCATTCACGAGCAAAATCCCACTGCCCTAAAAATAGATAGATACTATAGTTAGCAGAGGTCATCAGAGCGATGATATACTTTCGCTCACTAGCATCCCCATAGTCCATGGTACGGATGCGACTACTGAGCCAAAAGTTTAGATAGCCTGTTCCACCCAGAGCCAATACAGACTCCAAAAATTCTTTCATATTCTCAATTCCTCCTTTCTATTTTTCAAGAGATATGCTATACTGTTAGTGAGCCTTGGGGCTTTCGCCCCGCTCACCCCACTTCTATTTCAAGAAGTGTTTGATTAACTCAACACTGCCTGTAATCACTGTTGAGATAACCAGAGCCTTAGGACCGTCAAGCCATGGCTCTTTTTTTGTTGCCTTTTCAGGCTTTTTGCGTCTCCGCATATCTCTTTTCCTCCTGTTTTATTTGATTGATTACCTCAACCATGATTTAATTATATCACCATTTCGGTGACAAGTCAACACTTTTTTAATGAAAAAATAAAAAAAGTTGCGTTTTCGGTGACTTTTTTATATAATTTACATATAACATCATAAAGGTAAAAAATATGGACTTAAAGAAATATATAGGAAATCAAATAAAAGTATTTAGAAAGTCAACTGGTCTTACTCAAGATGAACTTGCTCAAAAACTAAATACAACAAAACAAACCATAAGTAGATACGAAAAGGGAGATCGTAAAGCTAATCAAGATATGCTTTTTTCCTTATGTGATATTTTCGGAGTAAGCATTGATGACTTCTTTCCATCTACGAATGAAAACTCTACCACCCCCACAGCGTCCCCAGATTCCCTCACACAGCAGATAACGGACAAGGTGGTACAATTAACTCCAGATAATAAAAAAATCGTGCTACGGACGTCTGAGGAGCTTCTGGAGAGCCAAAACGAAGAAGAAACGAAGATAAACGAAGTGTCGGAAAACATCATCAGACTGGACGACTACAGACAGACTACTTACCGACGTGTTACTGGGGTTGTCTCTGCTGGTAGTGGTTCGATGCAGGACGACGATTTAGATATGGAAGTTTCGTTCTATGAAGATGAAATCCCAGACGACTACGACGCTATCGCTTATGTCGTCGGCAACTCTATGGAGCCAAAGATAAAGAATGGCGACTACCTATTTATCAAGAATACACCTCAAGTTGACTATAACACTATCGGTATCTTCCAAGTAGACGGCGCCAACTATGTCAAGAAACTACGTCAGGGATACCTTGAAAGCTTGAACCCTGATTATGAGGATATACACCTAGACGAAAATAACGATATTCGCACTATTGGAGAAGTTGTCAGTGTGTATAGAGATAAATAAAAAAATTATTTTTTTTAAA